AGAACACAGAACGCGTAGTTGCATAGGCGTGGTTGCGTGGGTGCTTTGGCATGGCGACCCACCAGTTCCCACCAGTTCTCTGGGGGGAAACAAAAAAGAAAAAATAAAACCCGCAGGCTGCAAACCATGCGGGCAATAAAAAACCCCGCTTGCGCGGGGTTCTGAAATTTCCTACTGGTAGGAATTACTCTTCGATTTTGTACCCTTGTTTTTCGAGGTAAGACTGAATGATGTCGTGAATTGTGCCTTCATCGTTTTTGTAAGACTCTTCGATATCATTCGCGAGTGCCACAAATTCCTTGTGTGAAAACACCTTCGCGAGTAATGCATCAATTTCCGCAGGTGTGCCACCTTTGCCACCTTTGGCTTTGCCTTTGGATGCACTGAAAGAAAACGGGATATCGTCATTCACCGCGCCTACAATCGAGGTAATGTAATTTGCCACAGTCTTCGAAGATACACCTTTGAATGTACCTTTCATGGCATCTTGCAAGGTTGCACGATGTACGCAAGTCTTGACAGACTTTCCAAATTTAAGACCAAGGGTCTTACACTCTTTCACCTTTGCGTTGATTACATCCAAGGCCGTGTGTCCCGCGTGAACTGCGACAACAATAGACTTGATGATACCGATTGAATCGTTTTGTGTTTTTGCGTTTGTCATTTAAATTCCCCTTAAGTTTCAAGGTATCGGTAGAGATAAGACACTCCTTAAACCGATGACTCTATTATGCCCTAGTTTAGTACCTTTGTCAAGTGTTATCTATTCTTTCCTACTGGTAGGAAAAACGCGCCAGCCCCAAACGATTCGCGCAACCAGTTCCCCCACCCGCCCCCCACCGTCCCGCTATGGGCTTGGAGTCCCGTGGCTGCTCTACACTGTATTACAAACAAACGATCACCAACCAATTTCAAATTGACCCCCCACCCCCTTCATATTTCCAGCTATCTAGACCCCACCCCCCACGTTCCGGAACATACCCCCATCAATATTTTTTAACCGGTTCTATTATTTTTTGGTATAGTGCGCCCATGTTTAATTGCGTCCCAGAGTTATCCCACCCTCTGCCAGAGGCAGAAAAAGACGTGCTGAATTTGCACGAGAAGGTGGCTGCGCTCTTTAAAACTGTCGAGTTCTTAAAAGCGTTTGGGGCAGATGACACCCCCAACGAAGAAGATATGGTCAAGGCAAGGGCGGGATTCCATGCGTCAATCGCGGATTCCACAGACCCATCTACCATTCCAGCAAACATAGCTACAGTAAACACCGCTGGGTCGGTGATGCACTTGAAACAGATTCTGAGCGAGTACGACCATGTGGTCGTTAAGTCTGCTGTGCAGATTCGCACCTACGTTACTAATAAGTTAATTGAAGAATCTACCAACCCTGACGCCAAAATCAGGATGCGGTCTTTAGAGTTACTTGGTAAGATTGGCGATGTTGGCCTCTTTATAGAGCGAAGCGAAGTCACGGTCAAACACAAAACGACCATTGAGTTGCAAGCGTCTATTAAAGAGAGGATTTCTAAGCTATTGCAAGTTCGCAGTAAGGCCGAGGAGATTCAAGACGTGCCCATCAAAGCGGTCAGCCTGCGCGAAGCGGCAGATGATATGTTGGACGACACACCTGTAACCCTAGTAGTGGATAACACCAAGACCGATGAACGAGACTTCCGAACTTGAACTAGCCAATTTACTGAACCAAGACCTGTCTTTGCTCAGTGAGGAAGAGTTGCTTGCTTTGGAAGAAGAAGTCGTGGAAGTCGAGCGTCGCGAAGTGGCGCGGGCGTCGAGAGATTCCCTCTTGGACTTCTGTGTGCGTATGAATCCTGACTACAAGATTGGGGCGCACCATAGGAAGTTGGCTGGGTTGCTAGAAGATATGGCGTTTGGGCGCAAAGACCGTGTGGCTGTGTCTGTTCCACCGCGTCACGGCAAGTCGTTTCTTGTGTCAGTTTATTTTCCAGCATGGTTTCTAGGCAATTTCCCTGATAAAAAAGTACTTATGGTGTCCCACACCTCAGATTTGGCGGTTGATTTTGGTCGAAAAGTGCGAAATTTGGTAGACCAAGCAGCATACAAAGAGATTTTCCCTACTGTAACACTAGCAGTTGACTCAAAAAGTGCAGGACGTTGGAATACTAACGCAGGAGGAGAGTACTTTGCAACAGGTGTTGGCTCTGCTTTGGCTGGTAGAGGCGCGGATTTACTATTAGTTGACGACCCACACAATGAACAAGACATTATTAACGGCAACTACGAGGTATTTCACAAGGCATATGAGTGGTTTACCTTCGGTGCGCGTACGCGTTTGATGCCGGGCGGTCGTGTGGCTATCGTCCACACACGTTGGCACCCCAATGACTTGATTGGGAACATGGCGAAAGACATGGCGCGTAACGGCGAGTCCGACCAGTACGAGTTTTTTGAGTTTCCAGCGATATTTAACGAAAATACGCCAGAAGAGAGAGCGTTGTGGCCTGACTTCTATGACTTAAAGGCTCTGCACCGCACCCGTGCGTCTATGCCCGCGTACCAATGGAACGCACAGTACCAACAAAACCCCACATCCGAAGAAGGTGCCATCATTAAGCGCGAGTGGTGGAAGCTGTGGGAGAGGGAAGACCCGCCAGACTGCGAATACATCATCATGACGCTTGACGCGGCGGCAGAAAAGAACAACCGCGCTGACTTCTCAGCCCTGTTGACATGGGGCGTGTTCGAAGATGACGAGTTGACCCAAGGTGCGGCGCACTTAATACTGCTGAACGCGATCAATGTGCGGGTGGAGTTTCCTGAGTTGAAAGACTTGTGCATGCGCGAGTACAAAGAGTGGGAACCTGACTCGTTCGTGGTTGAGAAGAAGTCCAACGGCACCCCACTGTTCCAAGAATTTAGGCGAATGGGCATCCCCGTGCAAGAATTTACCCCACACAGGGGTACAGGTGATAAAGTAGCGAGGTTGAACTCCGTTGCTGATGTGTTCAGATCAGGCATGGTCTGGTATCCTGCGGGTAGACGCTGGGCGGAAGCTGTGGTTGAGCAAGTAGCCGCATTCCCAGCCTCTGAAAATGACGACATGGTTGACTGCACGTCAATGGCGTTGCAACGCTATCGCAACGGCGGATTTATCCGTCTTGACACCGACTATGAAGACAGAAATTATTTGTCGCGTTCGCGTAAAGCGGCGTACTACTAAGGAAGAATATGGCGATTGACAAAGCAATTTATGGCGCACCTATGGGCTTGCAAGATACATCAGGTCCAGCCTTAGAAATCGAGATAGATAACCCAGACATGGTGACTCTTGATGATGGCAGTGTAGAAATCACCATCGGAAAAGGCGATGAAAAAGGCGAAGACGGCACAGCCTTCAACGACAACTTAGCCGACCACATGGATGAGGGCGAGTTAAATCAGTTGTCTGGTGACTTGATAGAAGACTACGACAACGACATCAGTAGTCGTAAAGAGTGGGAGAAGACTTACACAGAAGGTTTAAAACTTCTGGGCTTGCAGTACGAAGAGCGCACTGAGCCGTGGAACGGCGCGTGTGGTGTGTTCCACCCCATGTTGACAGAAGCAGTTGTTCGCTTCCAATCTGAAACCATCATGGAAACTTTCCCAGCGATGGGGCCTGTGAAGACTCTAATCATTGGCAAAGACACTCGCGAGAAAGAAGAAGCCGCCAAGCGCGTGCAAGATGACATGAACTATCAGTTGACTGAAGTCATGGTTGAGTACCGCCCAGAGCATGAGAAGATGTTGTGGAACTTGCCCATATCAGGTTCAGCATTTAAGAAGGTGTACTACGACCCAGCGTTGGGTCGCCAAGTATCGATGTTCATACCAGCAGAAGATGTGATTCTGCCGTACGGAACGTCTGAGATGACACTCGCACCACGCGTGACACACCGCATGCGCAAAAGCGAGAACGAGATTAAGCGTCTTATCAACGCAGGGTTCTATCGCGACATCGAGTTGGGCGAACCAAGCAAAACAGTTGACGAGATTCAGAAAGCCAAAGACAAAGAGACAGGCTTTAGCGCGTCATACGATGACCGCTTTCA